CAGGTTGAACATCTTTATTATAAATAAACTCATTTTGTTGTTTAACTATAAAACCATAGTTAGTTAGTTTTTGTGTAGGTATAGCTCCTGAAGAAGTGGTCCATGCTTTAACAGTGTTAGTTACATCTAAGTTAATATCCTTATCTGTTCTATAAGTAAAAGTAACTGAAGAAGAATATTGTGAACCTGTATACCAAGCTCCTCCTCCTGGAGAAACTGAAGATGTGTAAGATGAAGTAGCGCCTGTAGGAATACTAGAAGTCCAAGGTGTATTTCCTGAGTAGTCAGCCCAGTTCCATGAAGTACCATTAGTAACTGTAGGTTCATCTAGATATCTACCTGTTCCCATGCCCCAAGATTTAGCTAAAGGATGACATACTACTGTAGTATCTAAAGCTAATCCTTCTGCTTTAGCTATAAAACATTGTAATCTAGCTTGAAAGTTTCCAGCATCAAAATCAGCTTGAGGTATTAAATTAATAGCGGATGTTAAATCCTCATCAGAAAATTGAATTAAAAATCTGCTGGCTTGAGGATTTGGGTTTGAATAAGCATAAGTTGTAAGAGTAGCTTCTATAATTTCATCTAATCCCGTATTCATGTTAGGGAATAATGAATATAAGGTAGCGTCTTTTTCGGGGAATATTTTTAATACTGCCATTTTGTTTTATTATAAAGGTACTACTCTTCCTTGAATATCTGAATTAGGGTATTTTACCTCAAATATAGAAGGGTCTAATGATGGGTAAATAACATTAGCCATAGTTGCTGCTTTTATATCATAAGCATAAGGTGAGTAACCTAAGTTTTCACCTACTAAATTACTTACATCTATATTTTTTACAGTTTGAACACCTTCAATAGCATCAAGTAATATGTAAAGATTTCTTAATATAATAGGTTGATTTATTTGCCATTTATCTATAGCAAAATAATTTTTTAATGCTTCAATACAATCAAATAAAACCTCATTACTATTATACTCAGGTAAAACAATAATATCAAAGTTAATACCTATGTTAATTATAAATCCATCTTTAATGTTGATGGAATCATTTATCATTCTATATTGAGAAAGATAAGTAGTTAAGTTTTGTTTTAAGGCAGGTGAAGAGGTTGTTAATTGGTTATTAACATTATATGATAAAACATATAAATCTAAAACAGATTGTGACTCACCTGCTGAAATTGATTGGGCTTTAGTAGGGTCAATATATGCTTTAGATATAACACCATATTTAGCAGGCATTGAAAGTGCTCTTACTAAATAATCATCTTGTGTTACATTACGTAATTGGGTAGCAAAGTTAGCTGAAGCGTTTTGTCTAATTTCTTCTATAGAATCACCATCACCACCACCATCAGCTGCTTCTGGGTTAGTAACTGATATTGAATTGAATACAGTCTGAGCAGTTACTGAGTTTAAATTGTTGTTTAAAAACTTAATATTAGCGTTTAATGTGGTTAAACTATTTGCTGGTAAATTAGCTTCAGCTCCTCCTCCTGTTAAGTATCTAACAGTTAAAGTAGTATTTGAAGGGGCTATACCGTAGGTTTTTGTATATAAGAAATTAGCAGGTGCGTAAGCAGTAGTTAATTTATCTTTTTCAAAAGGTAAACCTATACCAACATTATTTGGGTTTGGAATAATTTCTTCGTCTGTGTCTAAAGCAGTGCCAGAACCAAACTGTAATTGTAATGAACCTGAAGATATAAAACGAGTAACAAATCTTCTTTGAACCTGTTCTAGTTTCAATAAATACGGAGTGTCTCCTGAATATTGAGATAAGTAAGGGTCATTAGGGTTAGTATTTTTTATTGAGTTATAAATAGCATCTTGGGCTAAATAATCAACTTCATACCACTCATTATCATTAGTATCAATAACATCTAAAATTCCTACAATTTTATTTGAATTAATTTCAACTGTAGAAAAAGGAACTGGTGGACCAAAAGTAAATGATGTTGTATTAATATTAGCGGAAATGGCTTTACGTGATTTTTTTAATAAGAAATAAACAGGATTATTACTTCCATCAACACTAAAAACAGAAATTTCTGTAGGGTCACCTGAACTTGATACTGAAAAATCTATTGGGTCTTCAATTAAGAAGGAAATATTAGGGTTTGATGTTGATGAAACCTGTGAATTTTGATTAATAAATAAAGAGTATGAAAAATCAGGTACATAAACACTAGAACTTAAAACAGAAGGTACTTGTTGATAAAAATCAACATTGGTTGTAGCAACTTGAGTTACATTTGGTTTATAACCAAACATATAAGCTAACTCGTATAAGTTATTAGATTGACGAGCATATTGTAAAAATGTTTCTTGAATCTGATTATCTAAATAAAAAGATAATACGTCTCCTACATAAGCCGCCATCTCCATAAACATCATTCCTGGTGATGTTGGAGAAAAATCATTATAAGTTGTTGGGAAATAAGTACGAGCATAGTCAACAAGACTCGCTCTTAACTCACTAAAATCTCTATTTATGTATTGTATGTTCTTTTTTCTAGTAGCCATTATGTAAATGCTAATTGTATTGTATCGTTTATTCCAGTGTCTTGTATACTATATATTAAAGTAACATTAATCTGATTATATTCTGTAATTGAATCTATATTAAGATTTCCTATTATAACATTAGGAAAATATAAACTTAATTGTGACTGGATATCTTGTTTTAGAGATTCTAGGTTTCCTTCTGCTATTTGTTGAAAAATAAAAGCTCTTAAATTTCCACCAAAGTTAGGATTTAAATAACGTTCGTTTTTATTAGTTAAAAAGAAATTAATTAAATTATATTTGATGGATTCTTGAGTTGTATAAGTTGTTTTAAAAACACCAGGAGCATTAAAAGGTAAAGCTACCCCAATACCAACACTAGGTTTGGTATCTAAAGGAAATATTCTTTTTGCTCCAAATGCCATTATTTACTCATTAAAGCCATTATCTGATCTAAACCAACTTGTCCTTCAGGTAAAGCACCGTTAATGGCGTCTACATTTCCATTAACTTGTAAGTTACCTGCATATGCTGAAGTAGCAGGTTTACCTGCTTGCATTTCTTCTAAAATACCTCCAAACATTGCTTGTCTTTCTGCTGGAGTTAATTGTTTTGGTTTTGAAAGATGAGGTTGGGCGTAAGTATCTTTTGATTCAGTTATAGTGCCATACCCACCAACCCCAATAGGAGTACCTTTAGGTGTTTTCACTGCCTCCAATATAATTTCACGCAACTCCTCTTGGATTGCCTCTTTAACGGCTTCCTTGATCATTTTTTTAAAATCCGATGGTTTCATTGTTTATAAATATTAAAATTAGTAAGCTTTTAAATTATCTCTATCAATTATTAGTTTAAGTTCATTAATTAAAGTTTGATTATCTGTAGTAAAAGATAATTCAGTTTGTATTAAAATAATACCTTGTTGGTTTTTACCTAATGCTCTTTTACGAATGACAGTAGGAGTAAAAGGTACCTCTTCTATCTCAATAATAAATCCTTGATAGGTTATTTGGTTTTGTGTTTGAGAGGCTTGTAGTTGAGCATCAGCTAGATCATTAATTTCTTTAGATATAGATTCTAAAGTGATATTTTTATCACATTTTTTTATATAATTATCTATAATATCTAAAGCTATTTTAGCTTGTAATACATAAGTTCCTATAATAGATATAGTTAATACAGCACTATTTAAAGATCCTTTTAATTCAGGTAATTTAGGAGTACCATCATCCTTAAAACGTAAAAGATCTGAGCTATCTGCTAAATCATTTATTAAAGAAGGAATTTGAGCTGGAATTGGTATACCAGGAGGAATGGCTTTTAATACTTGATTAGTTACTACTTTAATATTTCTAATATTTTTTATTAAAGGTATTATTATATTTAAAAAATTAGATACCCCAGTAGTTAAACTACTAATTCTATTTATATTAGTTCCAATATTATTTAAACTATTTACAATATTGTTTCTTTGATTAACTAATTGATTTAAATTACTTTCACTAGGACAAACATCTATAT